CTCGGTCACCGAGGGATTGCGGCTGATGGTGCTGTAGTTGATCTCCGGCGGGCAGGTACGGTCGGGTGGAATGATGTCCAGGGTCGGGTGGCCCGCGACCTTGTGGACGGCGGCAAAGTCCGGCGGCCCGTTGGCGGCGACGAGGTTGTTCCAGCGCACCACGTCGGCGTCCCAGTTGGCCTGGCCGGACGCCGGGTTGTAGCGGTTGAAGTAGACCGAGTCCGCCTCGTCGATGAAGATCAGGATCATGCCCGGGGCCATGCCGCCCTTGAGCGGCACCACCACCGAGTCGGCGGCCATGGCGATGGGCCCGGACTGGTCACGCTTGGTCATCGAGGCCACCTTGAGGGCGACATCGACGCCGTCGGCGGCCATCGCGGCGATGGTCAGCATGCCGGACTTCGAGGGCGAGCCCAGGCGGTAGGCGACGACGGAGCCGTCGACGCCCATCAGCGGAACCAGGGTGCTGCCGGATTTGATGGGCATGGTCAGGCCTCCGGGATCACGTCGAGGGTGAAGGACGAGCCGACCGTGCCGCCGTTGCTGTCGACGTGGCGGACGCTGATCGTGTGCGAGTAGGTGTTCTCGTCGCTGACCGCCTTCAGCACCGGCGGGATGCCCGAATAGCGGGCATAGGCGTAGTAGCCGCTGGCGTATTCGGTGCCCAGGACGAGAAAGCCGAAGCGGTTGCTGGTCAGCGACCAGGAGCCGTTGCGGGTGCCGATGAAGTCGCCCGGCGCGAGGCCGCTCACATCGACCCGGAAACGCATCACGTCGCCGAGCCGCTGGGCGGCGGTCTCGCCATTGAGGAGGTCCGGGCCCGTGTAGGCGATGACCTGCAGGCGGCTGTCGGCGGTGGGTTTCTTGACCCGCACCTTCCAGGGCTCGCCCGCGCTCGCATCGATCATGCAGGCATAGCCGTCGCGGATCGTCTCGCCGCTGGCGTTCTCGATCAGCAGACGCGGCGCGTCGTTGACCGGGAAATGGACCACGGCCCACTTCTGGCCGGTGCCGGGCTGCTTCCAGAGGATGCGGCAGGAGCCCGACCAGGCGCTGCGCGGCCGGGCGGCGAGCGTGGGGTTGGGTTCGGCGTAGTCGTGGGCCTCGTTGGCGACGTCGAGCTTGACCGGCGTCACGCCGAAGAGCATGGCCAGGCCGACCTTGCCGTCCTTGAGCGGCTCCTGAAGCACCACGTAGCGGCACTCGTGGCGGTTGGCGACCGTGATGTCCGCATGGAGCTTGACGTCGAACACGGGTGCCTGGGTGCGGAAACGCTGCTCGCTGGCCGCGTCGTCGGGGCGAATTGCCAGGTTGTCGATCCACAGGACCGAGAACTGGGTCTGATCGGCCCCGGACTTGTTGCGCACCAGGACGATGCCCTGGCGGCTGGTGCCCGGCAGCGAACACGCGCCGAAGCTGTTGGCGCGCTGGCGGTGGTCGAGCGCGGCGTCGACGAAGGCGTTCCAGTCCTCGGCCCGGGGCCGGAAGGGTTGACCGTTGGCGACTTTCTTCAATGGCATGACCGTTCCCCCCTAAATCCCCAGTCCGCTGAAGTCGGTGCCGTAGTAGACCTTCTCGATGTAGACGGCCACCGGCTTCTTCACGACCTGTTTGAGGGCGTCGTCCACCTCGTCGGCATAGCGCACCCAGAGGTAGTCCCAGCCCAGTTTGGTGGCGACGGCAATGCCGCCGACGGTGAAACTCGAACGGTTCTGCGAGACGGCGAAGCGGTAGGTGATCTCCCACAGATCCTCGCGCCGGTCGCCGCGCCGGACGCCGGTCGCGCCGAGGAAAAGCACCTCGCCGGGGTCGTAGCCCCGGAAACCGTCGTTGTTGTACATGCCGGTCTTCCGGGCCAGGGCGTTGCGGAAGCTCTGGGTGACGGTCGAGCGCGGCAGGAAGTGGGTCTCGGTGAAGTTGTAGACCGGCTGAATGATGTCGACACCGGCCACGTTCTCGCCGTCGTAGCCGATGGCCCCCTGGTAGTCCGGAGCGCTGGCCGGGTAGCGGTTGCGGGTCGAGAGCGACTGGGTGATGTGCTGGGTGCCGCCGCCGGTGTCGAAGGTGTAGACCGTCTCGGGATCGTCGCCGTCCTCGGTGGTGTTCAGCTGCTGGTAGCGGACCGCCACCTTCCAGGTGGTCTCGTTGATCCGCTCCTCGACCTCGACCGTTTCCCGGCGCAGGCCGCTGAACCACTCGCTGCTCGCGCCGTGGACCGCCAGGACCGCGTCGTCCTCGTCGAGGGCGTCGAAGACGAAATACGGCAGGTCGGCGGTGACATAGTTGCCGTAGTTGTTCATCGACTGCGTGCGGTCGAAGAAGGCTTGTTCCACTCGGGCCATCGGTCTCGGTTCTCCTACAGGAAGGCCAGGCCGGAATCGTTCCGGTCGTCCAGCTTCTGGTTGGTTCGTTTCTGCTGCCGGACCATCTCGGCGGTGTTGGCGGCGACCGAGTCCGATGCCCCGGCGGCAGCCAGGGCCCGGAGACCCGCGAGGTCGAATGCGCCCTGCACCTCGATCTTGCCGCCCGCCAGCGCCGGGGCGGCGGCCTGCACCCGGTCGATCAGCGCGTCGATGCTCTTGGCATCGGGCTTGCCCGGTTCCCGGTCGCGCGCTTCGCCCCGCTTGCGGGCGGCTTCGGCAATGGCCGCTTTCCATTCCGCGCGGGCCTGTTCGAGCGCTTCGGCGGAGGCTTTGAGATCGGCGGCGGCCTTCTCGTCGAGCGCGGAACGCTCGGTGTCGGCGGCCGTGTCCACATCGCGCCGCGCCTGCTCCATTTCGGCCAGACGGCCCTGGTTGCCGATGGCCTCCTGGCGTTTCAGTTCGGCCACCCGTTCGCCCTGCCGGTCGACCAGCGCCGAATCCTCTGCCTGGTGGCGCGCCTTCATGTCGCGCCGGTCGGCTTCGAGCTGGTCCTGCATGGCGGCCATCTCGGCACCGAGCTGGCGCTGTTCCCCGGCATAGTCGTCGCGCAGCATCTGCTTGGCGGCATCGGTGTCGAGGCTCTCGTCGAAGTAGCCCATCACGTCGATGGCGATCTCGCCGATCCACTGCTGGGCGCTCTTGATGCCCGACTGCACCCGGTTCCAGGCCTTGAAGATCAGGCTGACCAGCTCCATCCACATCCGGCCCATGGCCTGAGTGACCTTGAGCCAGCCGAACTCGATCAGGTGAAACCCCTCCAGCAACGGCTCGGCGATGCCGTTCTTGATGGCGATCTCTTTCAGCGCGAACCACAGCGTCTGCCAGGTCTTGAGCAGCCCGGCCTTGACGCTGATCCACACGTTGAGGATGCCGTTCTTGAGATCGAGCCAGATGCCCAGCAGCGTGTTCATGCCCTTCTGGAAGACCAGCTTCAGCGACAGCCAGAGGATGCGCGCGGCAAGCTGGATGTCCCCGGCCGCCAAGGCGTCGCCGATGCCCTTGAACGACTCCCGGGCGACCTCCCGCAGCCAGGCGAACTGCTCACCCAGCCAGGCCAGCGCCTTGCCGCCCACGCCGGAGGCATAGACGAGATAGCCGCCCAGCGCGACCACGGCGACAGAGACCAGACCGATGGGCGTCAGCAGTGCGCCGAGCACGCTGCCGATGACGCCGATGGCCGTGCCGACCGCCGAAGCGATGGAGGCCAGGCCGCCCAGGGCGAAGGCCAGGACCGCCGCCGAGGAGCCGACCGCCACCAGGATGCCGCCGACCGCGCCGATGACCGCCACCACCTTCACGGCGGTGATCACCAGGCCCTTGTTGTTCTGGATCAGCTCGCGGAGCATCTTGCCGAAGCGGGTGAGCGCCTTGGCGGCCTTGCCGACCGGTTCGGCCAGCGCTTCGCCCATCACCGACAACACGACCAGCGCCGCCTGCTTGAGCTGGGCGAAGCTGTGCGCCAGGGTGTTGGTCATCTTGCCGTAGGCTTCACCGGTCGCCCCGGCGCGGTTGCCCATGGCCGCCACGTCCTCGGCGAAGCCCTGCATATTCCGCAGCGCGGGAAGCACACCCTTCATGGCGCGGATGTTGGGGAAGAGTGTGGCGATGGCATCGGGCGGCAGTTGGCTGATGCGCTTGAACACCCCGATCAGGCCCTCGCCCTCAAGCGTGGCCACGTCGAGCGAAAAGCCAAGCTGCCGGGCAAGTTCCGCGCCCTCGGCGGACGGTTTGAGGAAGGTGGACATCACCGCGTTGATGGCGGTGATCGCCTCCTCGGTCTGGATGCCGCTACGGGTCAGCGTGGCGATACTGGCCCCCAGCTCGTCCATGCCCACTCCGGCGGAGGCGGCGATGGTGGCCACCTTGCCGATGTTGGGCGCGAGCTGCCCGAAGGTGGTCTTGCCGCGCTTGACGATGCTGAACAGCCAGTCGGAAACGTCGGCGGCGCGTTCGGCCCCGAGCCCGTAGGCGTTGAGCATGGTGGTGATCGCATCGGCAGCGGTGCCGGTGTCGGTCAGTCCGGCCTTGGCGGCACGGGCCGAGGCGGCCAGGACGTCGAGCGCCTGTTCGGCGGGCACCGAGGCGGAGAGGATGTCGTAGAGCCCCTTGGCCAGCGTCTCGGTGGACTCGCCGAACTCGACCGACATGTCGCGGATGCCCTCGCGGAAGCCCGGCATGTGCTTCTCGGGCTCGGCGAGCATGGTCGAGACGTTGGCCATCTGCTGCTCGAAGTCGGCATACACCTTGACCCCGCCGACGAACGGCATGGCCATCATGCCGCTCAGCAGCACCATGCGCTTGCCCACGTCGCTGACCGAGCTGGCGAAGCCCTTCAGCCGTTTCTGCGCCGCCTTCAGGCCGCGCACCAGCGCGGAGTTGTTGACGGACAACTCCACGTAGGCGGCTCCGGCTCGAATGTCGGCGCTGGATGGCATCTATCGGCTCGCTTCGTTGGTGGGTTCAGTCTTCACAAACACGTCCCGCAGGATGCGGAGTCCCTTGCCCCGGATCACGGTCTTCGGCTTCTGCTCGTGCGGGTTGAAATCCTCGGGCTTGAACGGGCGCTGCTTCCTGGGGTCCCGGTTGACGTTGGCCACCAGCGACATCATCGCCGCCGTGTGCCGCCAGGCATCCCGGCTCTTCGCCTCCGACATCCAGAGCAGCTCCCGCAGCGTGTGCGGGCCCGGGTCTACTCCCGCGACGGCGGCAAGCTCGAAGAGGGATCGGTAGGCGAGGTCAGCGCGGCCTCGATCCGGCGTTCCAGTTCCGGGTCGTCCAGCCGCGCCTGGGCGTACTCCACCGCCCGCGCCTCCACCGAGTGCAGCTTCGCCAGGGCCTTGTGCAGGACCCGGCGCTTGCCCTGGGGGAAAAAATCGACCAGCTCCTCCAGGAGCGCGGTGGTCGCGTGCTCGATGGCGTCGCCCGCCATGGCCCGCCCGAAATCCTCGTCGCTCACCTGCTGGGCGTCGGCCTCGGGCTTGCACACCACATAGATCACGTCGCAGAGCAGCACCGGATCGGAGGAGAGCTGTTCGAGCAGCTCGCCTTCGACCGCCGCCATCAGGTTGACGTCCAGGGCGCTGCGCACCCGCTTGATCGCATCGACGTTGACGCTGACCGTCCAGGTGCGGCCCGCGTTGTCCTTGAAAGTCTTCATCGCTTCTGTCTCCTGCTTCCGGTTGGGATGGGGGAGCGGAGCGGGCGGCCGGAAGGCGACCGCCCGCCCCGCTGGGTACGGTTACGGGGTCGGTTCCACCCACGCCGGGGCGCGGGTCGAGTAGGTCGGCTTGGCGGTGACCGAGACGGTGATCGCCTCCTCCAGCGCCTCCTTGCGGCTGAAGTTGGTGATCGAGAAGTCGGCGTCGAGCCCCTCGCCGCCCACCCCGTCGAGGATCGCCAGGGCAATCGGCTCGTTGTTGAAGTAGGCGTCCTTGATCGCCGCGAAGCCCGCGTCGTCCGAGTCCCAGATCATCTCGAACTCGACCGAACCGGTCTTCAGCGTGCCGACGGTCGCCCGCCAGCCGGAGTTGCCGCGCGTGGTCACGTCGGCTTCGCCGGACTCCAGGTTGAGGGTGACGTCCTTGACGTTGGTCAGCTCCGTGGTGGCGGTGGCACCCGCCGCGCCGTAGTAGAGCTTCGCTTCCATACCGAGTTTGATGGACATGGTTCTGTTCTCCTGTCGTTGGGGTTGGTTTGGGCGGGTTCCGACCCGCCCGGTTGACTGCTCTCTATGCCTTGATCGAGTCGGCCCACATCCGGGGCAGTCGGCTCCTGATCTTCAGCAGGGCCGGGCCCATCAGCGGGCGTTTCGGGTACACCTGGCGCTTGTAGCGACCGCCGAACTCGTGCGCGGCGGCGGACCGGCCCACGACCGTGTAGGCCGGGCCGATGAGCACGCGCTCGCGTTCCTTCTCCACCACGTAGCGGACGGCCCGCTTGAGCTGTCCACGCCGCGCGTGGGGCGGCTGGCCGGGGGCCGAGGCCTTCCTGGAGCGCCGGATGCTCCGCCTGGCGGTCAGGCGCAGCGCCGCTCCGGCGTGCTCCAGGGAACGGATCGAGCCTTCGGCGGCTCGCCGTCGCATGCCCCGCTCCTCGAATCGACTGGTTGCCTTGATGCGGATCATGGGTTACCTCAGATGTCCGTGCCGAGATGCTGCGCCAGCTTTCCGGCGATCCGGTCGAGGGCATCCTCGACGTTGGCGGGCGGAGTCCCGGCCCAGGCGCTGCCGCCCGTGCCGTTGTCCGAGCCGTCGGCATAACCGGTCCCGTCGGCGGTGTCCTCCAGCTCGATGGTCCCGCCGTAGGCCGCCAGGAAATCCCGGTTCTGGCTGAAGGAGCAGGCGTCCATCTTCACCGAGCCGGTCATGCCGGAGAGGTCGGTGCCGGTGCCGAAGCGCACGTTTCGCCACGAGTTGCCGGAGAGGCTGCTGGTGGAGGTCACCGCCTTGAAGCGGACATCGCGCAGCGAGTAGAGGTAGACCGGGCCGGACACGTCGCCCAGGTTCATGGAACTGGACGTGTCGCAGCGCTCGGCGTAGAGCGTGATCGGGGCGTTGGACGCGGCCGCGATCCCGCCCAGCGCGCCGTTCTCGACGTACAGGTGGGTCTGGCCACCGGCGCTGTTGAAGGTGCCGGTGATGCCGCTGTTGAGGAACTGCCACGCCGGGAAGTCGCCGGTACCGTCGCTGGTCAGCGTCACGTCGCCGTCGATGCCGGTCAGCACGTGGGCCCCGTTGACGTAGGCCGGGCGCAGGTTGCTGCCGCGCACGATCACCTGCGTCGCGCGCACCGCCCCCGAACGCAGCAGCGGATTGGCGCTCCAGTCCTGGGCCACGTTGCCGACGATCAGCGCCTGGTCCATCTGGAAGAGGACCGTGGGCCGCAGCGGCACGGCGAGCAGACTGGCCGACTCGTCGTAGAGGCCGGGCGCGACGTTGATCACGTAACGCTGCTTGGCCGGATCGTTGAACTCGGTCACGTCGGCCGCGTCGCCGATGGCGGCCAGGGCCGCGCGCACCGTCTTGAAGGGGAACAGCGCCGTACCCTTCGCGACGTAGGTGTCGCTGCGGCTGCCGTCCACGTACAGCAGACGGCTGCCGGTCGCCCCCGCGAGCTGGTCGATGGCCGCCTGCACCGTGGTGGCGGACAGGCCGCTCGACGCATTGCTGTAGGGCACCTCGTCGGCGTTCTGGAGGTTGAGACTGTCGAGGAACACCCATCCGGCGGGGTCGCCCTCGACGCGGTAGAGGCCATTGCCCCCGGGCGCGCCGCTGTCCTGCCGGACGATGTAGAGGGTGTTCGCGGGCAGCGTGGACGGGTCGGGCAGCTCGGCGTAGGTGTCGACCGCGCCGCTGATGCCGACCGCGCCCGCCGCGATCTCCGTGGTCAGTGCCAGCCGCCGCCCCTGCGGATCGGTGACCCGGTCGCTTTCGGCCCACTGGCCCTGGTGGTGGACGACCATGCCGTTCTGGAGGTCGCCGATGAGAATCTTGTGGTCTGCCATGGTGTCTTTCTCCTGCTTTCAGGTTTCCGGTTCGGTGTACATGCCGAGATGCTTGGCCAGCAGCACGGCCAGGGTTGAAACGGCCTCGCCGAGGCTCTCCGGCGGGTCGTGGTTCCACATCGCCTCCGTCCCCGGCGGCGGCGTGAACGCCCCCTCCAGGGAGGCGCGTTCGGCCTCGGTGATGACCGCTCCGCTTCCGGCCTCGCGCAGGGCGTCGAGCACCGCCTTGTTGGCGTGCTGATGCCCGGTCGCGCCGGAGGGAACGGTGAAATAGCCCATTACCAGGTTCCTCCGATGACGGTGACCTGGTCGCCGGGTGTGCCCTTGATCAGGATGCGCGAGAGGTCGACCCGGTAGACGGCGTGATACTCGCCGGGCACCCACGGCACGTCGCTGCCGTCGTCGCCCTGGAAGAACACGGTGGCCGCGTTGGTCGGCACAGCACTGATCTCGAACGATCCCACCAGGGATGCGTCCGAGAGGGGCCGGTACTCGGCGGCAACCTCGATGCGGCGCATGATCGTGCTGTTCACTTGATCACCTCGAAGGTCAGGGTGACGACGCTGGTGAACTGCCGGTACTGCTCGATGTGCTCGGGCGCGTACACCGGCTCGTTCTCGATCTCCACGCACAGCGCCTCCGGGTAGTCCGGCAGCCGTCTGCCGATGCCGAAACACTGGGTGATCGCCTCGACCAGCTCGAGCAGCGACTCGATGTCGGCCTCGGCGGCGAGCTTGCGCTGGACCCCGATGTCGATCTGCACCAGGCGCGAGTTGGCCTGGCGGCTGGCCCGCGCGAAGTTGACGGCGCGCGGCACCACCGAGACCTTGAGGTCGCGCAGGTTCTTCAGGTCGAAGATCGGCCGGAAGACGACCTCGGCCGCGAACTCCTGCGGGAACGCGGCCGCGTTCAGCTTGGCGGCGACGGCTTGGGCGATGGCGGTGACGGTGGCCATGTTGGGTTACCTCATTTCAGTACGCTTGCGACGATGGAGCCGATGGCTGCCAGCAGCGCCAGCAGCGAAGCCCCGGCCGCAGCCAGGATGGTCTTCTGCACTTCATGCACCTGCACGCAGGGCGGGCGATGGTGGATGCTCGGGTCGCTCATGTGCAGCTTGAGCATCCCCTTCATCTCCGCGACATCCTCGCGCATCTCGTTCACCACGATCCACAGATCGCGGCTGTCCGGGTTGTTGTGGCCGTTGGGCATGGGGCTATTCCTCGTCGATCTGTCGGGTGTGGATGCGCAGCGTGGTCTGGTTCACGTCCGACCAGCGCCACTCGGGTTCGCCCGCAGGCGACATCACCTCGTAGCGCCGGTCGGACTCGATGATCAGGTCGCCGGGCCGGGGAAGGACCGCCGCGCCGTCGACCACCAGGTCGGCGGCGCGGACCAGGAAGTCGCGGGACTCGCTGCGCAGCACGCGGCCGTACTCGTCCGCGCTCTCGAACCGCGTCCTGCCGACCGTGGCCTGGAGCCCGATGCGCTTCCCATCCCGCTCGAACCACACGGCGGTGGTCAGATGCTGATGGCGTTGGCGCTCAAGCCAGTCGGCGGCCTTCCCCAGGAGGTTGTTCATTGATCGAGCCTCACATGGACGGTGGCCTCATCGTCCCCTGCGGCGAGAATGCTCTTGCCGAGGTAGGGATAGGCCGTGGGCGGCGTGCCGCCGTCGTCCGCATCGGGCGTGGCGACCGCGCCTGCCGCGTTCCAGTGGAGCTTCACCCCGGCGGCGATGGCCGTCCCGGCACCGGTAGCCTTGGGCATGGCGTAGACGCCGGTCAGCGCCAGCGCTCCCCGTTCCCCGGCCTTGATATCGAGCTTGGCAATGCCCACCAAGTCGTTCTGGACCACCACGTCACCGGCGGCCACGTCGGTGGCGGGGATGTGGTCGATGGCGTCCCCGCGCTGCTTGAAGACTGCGTTCATGATCGTTACTCCCGTTGTTGAAGGGTTGAGGGTCAGACGGCCACCGCTTCACCCGCGAACTTCACCATCCCCCGGAAGTCCTGTTCGCGGACGCCGAGGTCGAAGTAGACGCGGAACTTGATGCCGAGCGTGTCGAAGTCGGCGTCGCCCTTTTCCACCTTGGGCACGCGCTGGCCCTTGAGATACCCGATCTCGAAGGTGTCGATGATCGCCGGGTCGGCGAACAGGTACCAGGCCAGGCTGGACGCGCCGGGGTAGTTGCCGTTGGAGAGGTAAGGCGAGCTGATGACCTCGAGGTCCTCGTCCGCCAGCGCGTTGTAGGTCGGGATGCGCCGCTTCTCGCTGGTGCCCGTGGCGATGTAGAAGGTCGAGTTGAGCAGCTCGCGCGCGGTCATCTTCAGCGCCGTCGGCACCAGCAGGAACTTCGGGCTGATGTTGATCGGCTGGCCGTCGGCATCCACCTGGTCGAGGAAGAGCTGCACCGCCAGGCCGAGGCTCTCGCCCGACAGCGCGGTGTCCGTCCCCTCGCGGTAGTTCTTGTGCGCGAGGCTGAACAGGTTGCCGGGGTTGGCCAGGAGCCGGGTGAAGAAGAGCTGGTCGATCTTGCGCGCGGCCCGGGCCCCCATGCCGTCCGGCACCTTGAGGAAGGCCCCGAGGTCGTCGTTGTAGATCATCTGCCGGGTCAGGGCGAAGATCTTCCCGAAGGTCCCGAGCTGGTTGGTGGCCTTCTCTTCGGTCAGGCCGCCGTGCTTGATCTCGCCGTCCGGGGCCACCGGCTCCAGGTCGCCGACATCGGTCAGGCGGTAGCGCTCCGACTCCTTGAAGTCGTTCAGCTCGCCTTCGCTGCACAGCCGCGTGGCGATCACCGGCTGCGCCTCAAAGGCCTTGAGCAGGCGCTTGTTGGCGACGTTGTTGAGAATGCCCGGAAGCGAGACCGTGCTGAAGGCCGCCCGGATGGTATCGTTGCCGAAGCTGCGCGGCACCGCGATCCCCTCGAGGCGCGCGCACTCGACGAAGAGCAGGTGCAGGCTCAGGTCCCGCGTGCGGGCCGCGCCGGACATGACCTCGTCACCGTACTGGCGCACGAGGTCGGTCTCGCCGATCCCGGCGCGCAGGCACAGGGCTGCCTCCAGCACCCGGCGTTCGAAGGCCGGACCGGGATCGCGCCGGACGGAGATGTTCACGTCGGCCATGGGCCGCGCGGCGCGAATGGCGGCGAGCACCTTCTGGCTGGCGGCGTGGATCGTCCATCCAGCGTTGACGGCTTCGCGCTCGATCTCGGGGAACTCGCCGTTGCAGACGCGCTGGATGCCAGCGATACGTTCGCGTTCGGCGGCCACGGCCTGGGCGGCGACGATGCCTGCGTCGGGAGCTGCGGGCGGCTCAACACGCTGAGCGGGATCAGCAGCCGGGCCAGCAGGCGGAGGATTGCTGCGAGTGTTCTGATCATGCATGGGTACCTCTCCGGTAAGGTTGAAGGAGGCGGCGACCTGCATGCGGGTGGCCTGGTCGGCACCGACGGCGACGACCGACACCTCGCGCAGGACGGACGCGGTGACGTGGTAGAACGGGGCGGCATGCTCCTGGCCGTTGACGACCCGGGTGCCGGTCTTGACCAGCTCGGACTGCTTGACCTCGGCCCCGATGGAGAGCTGCCAGTCAGCCCCGGCGGCGGACTGCTCGACGATCCCCGTTGCCGAGCCGCTCGAGGAGACGATCTCGCCCTCGATGTGCAGGGCGTTGTCCTCGACGCGCGCGGCGACCATGCCGACGCGCGAGCCGGTGCGGTTCTCATGGTTGGTCAGCAGCGGCACGGTGTCGGGGATTTCCATCCCGGACAGGTCCACCACGACCGGGTGCTTCCAGCCGGGCAGGCTCATCTTGCCGCCCGAATACGCGACGCCCTTCACTTTGGGCTTGCCGCCCTCGGCGGCGGCTTCGATGGTCACGAACTCATTCATGGTCTGCGTTCTCCTGGGTTGTTGGGGTGCTCTCGGGTTCAATGAGGCCAAGCTCGCGCATGAGCGCCTTCTCCCGGGCCCGCTGGCGAAGCTCGGCTTCCCAGTCCAGTCCCTGGCGGGCGTACTCGTGCGAAAGGGTGGTCGTGTTGCTCTCCAGCCGGAGGCGTTGGGCGTTCGCCTCCTTGGCGGGGTCGACGTGTTCCTGCCCGTCCCAGAACCACTGGTGGACGGCGGGGATGTCGAGATCGCGGGTCAGGGCGTATTCGCGCAGCCAGACGGCGAGGACGCGGTCGAGCACGCGCGTCGCGATGAACGCCTGGTCGACCCGGATGGCCTTGTAATAGGTCTGGTGGTCGAGGCGGCCGGAGGCGTAGTTGTAGCCGGACGAGTTCCCGGCGGCGATGTTGTAGGGCAGGTTCAGGCAGCGGGCGATCTCGTTGAGGATCTCGCGCTTGAACTCGGCGTAGGTGGTCGCGGGCTGCTTGGGATCGAGCTGGGACATCTTCCATCCGCCGGGCATGGTCAGCAGCATGTTCCGCTCGAGCTGGATCAGGTCCATCGGCTCGACCGCGTCGGCTTCGCCGGAGGCGGGCGCGTCGGTGTAGAGGATGCCCGCGAAGTCGGCGGCGGCCTCGGCAGCGGCCAGGACCGCCAGGGTGTAGCGACGGAGCTGGGCGAAGAGGGGCAGCGCAGGCGTGATCTCGGGAATGCCCCGGTGCAGTTCCGGGCGGTCGGCCCGGAAGATATGGATCATCGCCTGCGCAGGCACATCGATGGCTTTCTGACCGTAGTCGAACACCGCGCCGCCGGGATGGTGCTTCAGCACCCGGTAGCTCGTCGGGTTGCCGTGTGCGTCCAGGCGGACGCCGTCGACTTCGTCGCTGCGCCCGACTATGGACAGGTCGCTGGTGACGCGGTCGGCCTCGACCAGGGCCACATCGATCTGGATGTCGTGGTCGATGCCCGGGTTCTCGACCAGCATGGCGAAGGCCTCGCCATCCTGGCAGCGGGCCATGCGCATGGTGCGCAGCTTCTCCGGCAGGCGAACGGCCTGCGCCCAGGCGGCGAAGTCGCGCTCGACGGCGCGGTTCAGTTCGTCGTCGTCGGTGAGCATCTGCAGGCGCGGGCCGGTGCCGATGGTGTCGTTGGCCAGCGTCAGGACAATGCCCTTGGCGTAGCTGTTGTTGGCGACCTCGTAGCGGGCGCGCTCGCGCAGCGCCTTGCGCACGTCGGGACTGGCTTCCTCGTCGGCGGAATGGCCGTCGGCCGCCGCCCAGTGCCTGCGGTTCTCGGGCGTGGTCTGGGCCGCGTCGAAGCGGCCGCGCACGATCCGGTAACTGCGGGGCGGCCGGGAAGTCCCGGCGGCTGGCCGTTTGAACAGGTTGGCGAGGAGGTTGCGCATCGCGTCAGCAGGCCCCCGGCGGGATCATCTTGCCGACGCGCAGGCCCATCCCCTTAGCCTTGGCGGCGTTCTTCGCGGCCAGGTAGCGGTCGACCGCGATCTGGTCTTGCAGCGGGTGCTGCTCGACCTCGCCCGCGTCGCCACGGGCGCGCTTCGGCCCCTGGGCGTTCTCGCGAATCTGCTCTGTCAGTTGCTCGGCCAATGGACACCTCCGTTGCGGTGGGAGCGCCACTTGCGCCCCTACTGATCTTATTCACCGTCGGGAGGCCAACTGGCGGAGATGTCGGAACGATTCTCTTCGATTGGTGGCGGGCTTAGGTCCGTCGCACCAGGATTGCCTGCAAAGGGTTCGATGCTATTGTGGATGCACGCTTCACAAGCACCTCAGTAACACCAGGGACATGATGCAATGGACACTGCGGAGGATGGCGCGAAGAAGGGTGACGAGAAGTGTCGGGAGATCATGACACGGCTCATCCCCTTCACGGTGCCCTTGATGATCTTCCCGGACCGGTGCCCCAAGCCTGAAAACATGCTATCTGGCGGCTCAGGTGCTCTGGTGGACACGGGTGAGAAACGCCTGCTGATCACCTGTTCTCACGTATGGAAAGCCTACGAAAAGGTGCTTTCCGAAAGCGAACATGCAGTCATCGTCGCCGGTAGAGGGAACGCGAAACAGCCAGTGATCCTGAACGGTCTTCCGGTCCTTTCCCGTGACGAGTCTCTGGATCTTGTTGTGGTGGACTTCCTTGACGGTAGTCGCCTCGGTAACTGCTCCAAGAGCTTCTTCCGAGCGTCCTGCTGGCCGCCCGAACCTCCGGTCAAAGACGACGTTCTGTGCGTCATTGGCTTCCCCGGCTTGCACAACATCATCTCGCACGGGAACACTGCGCGGACGCTGCATGCGGACATGGTCACTGACTTCGTGGTATCGGTGAGTGATCGGCACATGGTTCTGGCTGACGAGGAACGGGTTCGGACCCAAGCCGTATATGCCCCCGGAATTCCCCAACTGGGGCCACTCGGAGGACTCAGCGGAAGTCCCGCATTCGTGAATCGCAACAGCACCTTCGAGTTCGTCGGCGTTGCCTACGAAGCTGGCGACAACACGGACGCCACAATCTTCGTGTCCCATGCGTGCTATCTGAAGGCCAACGGCGACATCGACTATGGCAGATTGCCGTGGTAGCCCTACTACCACACTCGGGCATCGGCTGAGACCGAAGACAACCCCCGATCATTTCCCCCTAACGCCTCTCCTTACGCCGTAGGTCCGACAGCTTGATCCGCTCGCGCTTCGGCGCAGCACCTTCCTGGGTGCCGGGGAGAACCGCGCCTTCCATGCTGGCGGCCACTGCGCACCCCACGATCCCGTCGAACCAGTGGTTGTCGTGTGCTTCGGGTCGCAGCTTCCACTCGTCCACGACTCTGCCGCGTCCCTCGGTCTTCACCCGATACTCGGCGGTCAGGTGCTCGGCAAAGAGCTGGTGTGCCACCGGGTCGCGCCCGTAGAGCGACAGGCAGCCCCGGTCGCCCATGGGCACCGCCAGCCGGGCGTGGATGAAGCTCTTCCAGTAGTTCGTGTCGTAGAGCACGTGACGGATGGCGCGTTTGCCGCGCACGTTCGGGATGCGCCAGTTCAAGCCCACCCGGTCGCCCTGCTTCTTCTTGTACTCGGCAAACGGGGTGCTGGACGCGCCGACGTAGCGCCCGTGGCTGGGGAAGAGCACCGCCGCGTGCGGGCTCTGGCGGCAGAACTGGTAGACCACGTCGGTTGACGTGCCCCAGTTGGCATCGATCAGGCAGCGGCCGATCTTCAGCATGGCCCCGTCGTCGCGTTGCCACTCTTTGGCCAGGAGCTTGCCGGTCAGCGCTTCGAGCCCGGCGTAGATCGAGCCTTCAAGCCCCGCACCGCGTTTCACCTCGAGCAGTGTCGGGCTGGCATCGCGCAGCGTGAAGTAGCGCCGCCCCTGCTCGGGGAACGCGCCGTAATCCGCCAGGTACCCGGTGAAGTCACTCTCCCAGGCGCACACCGCCCAGAAGAGCAGCTTGCCCTGCACGTCGACGAACATACTCAGGTGGTTGCAGCCGATGGGAATCTCACCGCGCCGGTTGCCGTTGAGTTTCTGGGCGATTTCGTCAACCGTGAGCTGCTCGTCGTCGCCGACATTCTCCGGCAGAGGTTCGTTCTGGTATTCGGCCCAGAACGCCGCCTCGTCCTGCAGCTTCAGATTCATGGCGTGCTGCAGCGCCGACGCCTCGTCGTGGTTGAAGCGCGCCGCCCAAGCCACGTCCGCCCCCTCATCCATCTGCTCCTGGTGCTGGCGGTAGAAGGCGGTGGCTTCGCTCAGGTCGCCATGCTGGCGCAGGCTGTCGGCCCGGATCTCGGCGTACTTCTCCCACAGCTTCCCGTTGGCCGGGAAGGCGTACACCATCTTCGTGCGCTCGCCGTTCCACTCGGGGTGCTTCTCTCGGTCCAGGATGCGGTCGGCCATGTCGCCGGGCCGGATCACCGTGCAGGGCATGATGCCGGAGATCTTCTTGCCGGGTCCCGCCAGACCGAGCACGGCCCCGGCCAGGATGCGCTCGCGGTTGGCGCACTGCGAGAGCGAACGCGCCGACTCGTCGGTTTGCGGGTCGTCCAGGATCACCAGTGACGGACGCACGGTCTGGCCGTCGGGCCGCTTGAACTTCATGCCGCGAATCCGCCCGGTGATCCCGGCCACGCGGATGATGGCCCCGGACGCCTCGCTCCCGGCAATGGTCGGCAAGACGATCTCGTTGGCGGTCCAGCCGATCTGGGTGCGGTTGCCTTTGTAGAGCTGCCCGGAGCAGCGGTTGGCGATGCCCTCCAGTGAATGGATCGGGTAGCACACCGTCGGGAAGTCCTCCAGCAGCAGGTCGTTCGACTCCAACTCGGTCTTGATGGAGTCGAGCATGCCCAGGGCGTGGCCCTCGTCGGACCCGATCAGGGTGACGAAGTCCCGGTGCCCGTAGAGCATGGCCCACAGACACGCACACTCCGCCAGGCTCGACTTGCCAGAGCCACGCGGCATGGCCATGGCGAACAGCCCGCCGTGCAGCACGGCCTGTTTGATCTTGCCGATGACCCGCAGGTGATCAGGCGACCACTCCAGGTGGAAGGTCTGCGGGAAGTAGGCATCGCAGAAGGCCCGGAAGCTCGTCCGGCAGCGCGCCCGCCGTTCGGTATCGACCACCTCGGGCAGGTCGCCGATGTCCCGGCCCGCCGCCGACAGCGCCGCGTTTCGCGCCCGGGCCGCCTCCTTCATCGCTTCGTAGTCACGGGTGTTCTGCTCGGGCTGCGGGCCGTGGCGCTCGTCCACCAGCCAGGCCAGGTACTTGAACAGGTTGATGGTGCGGCCATCCGGGGAGATGCGGAAGCCCGCCCGCTGCCGGTGGGTGTAGAACTGGCGGTCGCCGATCACCGTGCCCAGCGACGTCGAGTTGAGCAGGCGCGTGACGTCCGATGGCTTGAGCTTGGAAGGATCAATCGCCATCGTCGCTGCGCTCCAGGCTTGAGACTTGAGGCTGGAGACTGGAGGACGGCATGAGCGACTCCCGGTCTTCCCCCGCGGCCTGCGGCCGTCGGTCTGCGGCCTCCCTTACCAGCCAGGCGGCGTACTCGATCAGGTTGATCGTGCCGTCGTCGTTGACCGGCGCACCCGCGTCGAGGTCCGCCTGAATGACTTCCGGCGATGCGTGCCGGGCTCCGGCGCGGCGCAGGATATCCGCCAGGGTGGCCACCGGCAAGGCGGTCATCGTGGGCGTCGAGGACGAGCCGGTCGGATGAGATTGGGCGGTCATTGGGTGGCCTCAAAGATTTCTGCAAAAATCATGCAAATGTCACTTGGATGCTTCGCAGTATGGCTGTAACTCATGGTCATAGAACAAGATACGACACGCCACCACCAACCGGAGAGACGACCATGAACCGCCACCACCAACCGACCGCCGCCGAGACCTACGAGACCCGCCAGCGCGAGATCGCCGCGATGCTCGATTTCCTGAAGTGCGAACTCGAGGCCCACGCCGAACGCGCCAAGACCGACGGTCTGCATTGGGGCCACGTCGGAGACCTCGGGCACGTCCGCGAGAACCTGAAGGAGACGCTGGTGTTCGTGATGGGCGGCCCCGACGAAGAGGCAACCGGCAAGATGATCGAGGACGCCATCGCCGACGCGATGGTCGACACCGCCACCCGCAAGTGAACCAACCAGAGGAGACCGACGATGCACACCGACTTGAACGACCTGCGCGACGAGATCGAGGCCTTCGATAACGACCAGGCAGACAACCGCGACCGGCTGCGCCTGGCCCAGTTTCTGGTGCGGGCGGCCATCGACCTGGCCGATGAGGTGGCCGAGGCCACCGGCGACCGCCACGCGAAGGCCTACTGGGTCGACCACGCCAAGGTCCTGGCCGGGGCCGACCACGGGTTCCTGGACCGCAGCTTCAACCTCGACGAGTGGATCGCGCGCCTCGACGGCGCGGATGAATAGACGCGCCGCCGCCTTCGCTCGCGGGCGGGTGCCCGCGAAGCCGGAGGCGGCCGACGCGCCAGCAACCCGGGCGGCGCAACCGCCGCCCACAGACAGGAGAGCCAGACCATGCGAAGCGAAGAGATCAGAATCGGGGCCGCCTACACCTGCCAGGTTGGCCGCAACACCATCCGCGTCACCGTGACCGAATCCACCGAAAACGGCGGCTGGATCGTGGAGACGCACACGGGCCGGACCATGAACATCCGCAGCGCGGAACGGTTCATCGCCCCGGCGGACGCCCCCGAGGCCACGGAAACGCCCACCCCGCCCGCAGAAACGCCGCAGGCGGAGCCTTCCCCGGCCAGCGCGCCGGAACGCGACAGTGGCGAACAGGGCGCGGACACGGGCGAAGCGGGCGGAACCATGAGCCTGCTCGATGCCGCCGTCCACCTGCTGGGTCAGACCGACGGCCCGATGCAGTGCAAGGACATGGTGGAGCGCGCGCGCGAGTCGGGACTGTGGGCCCCGAAGCGGGGCGGCAAGACGCCCGACCGGACGCTCTACGCCGCCATCCTGCGGGAGATCAACACCAAGGGCGACGCCTCCCGCTTCCGCAAGACCGAGCGGGGCCACTTCGCCCTGAACCACTGATCGCGCCACATAGAACACATCCATCCTCTCCTACGCCTCGGCCCCGGCCGGGGCGTTCTCTCTCGGGACGATGTGCCGGATCGGGATGCCCATGGTCTTGGCCAGCTCGATCTCGCGCTGGACGCCGACCGAGGTCTCCCATCCGTCGAGCCGCAGCACGGCCAGACTTTCGCAACGGGCCAGCATGAGGCGGCTGTGCGCATCCCAGAAGTCGGCGTCGAACGGCAGGCCGAAACGGGAGATGCAGTGGCCGTGCGCGATGGGGCAGTAGACCATCTCGCCCTGGCGCATCAGGTTGGCGGCTTCCCGGCACACCATCAGGAACCTCTGCTGGCGCACCATGGGATCGGGATCGGAGTAGGGACTGGCGAGGTAGATCATTGGGCGACCTCCGGCTGTTCGGCGGGATGGGTCTCCGTGGTGTGTGCGGGCGCGGGATGGACCGCCGGGGTGAGCGCCTGCCAGTCGCAGCCCTGGCCATGCACGAACTCGGCCCAACGCTTACGGATCACGTCGCAATACAGCTCGTCGATCTCCATCAGAAAGCCGTGCCGCCCGGTCTGCTCGCAGCCCATCAGGGTCGAGCCGGAACCGCCGAAGAGGTCGAGGACGTTCTCGCCGCGCTCGGAGCTGAACTGGATTGCCTGGACCGCCAGCGCCACGGGCTTCTCGGTGAGGTGGACCATGCTCTGCGGGTTCACCTTCTTGATGTGCCACAGGTCGGTGGCGTTGTTCGGGCCGAAGAAGCGGTGGGCCGCGCCTTCCTTCCAGCCGTAGAAGCACCATTCGTGTGCGCCCATGAAGTCCTTCCGGGTCAGCACCGGGTGCTGCTTGTCCCAGATCACCGCCTGGCTGAAGTAGAGCTTGTGCTTCTTCAGGAAGGGCGGGTAGTTGCCGCAGTTGGCGTAGCCGCCCCAGATGTAGAAGCCGTGGCCCGGCAGCAGCACGCGCGACGCGTTGCCGAACCAGGCGTCCAGGAGCCGGTCGAACTCCTCGTCGGTCACGAAGTCGTTCTCCAGCGGGCGGTCCTTCGGGCGGAGCTTGGTGTGCGTCGGGTGGGCCTTGCTCTTGTCGCGGGCCAGGTCAAAGCCCTGGTGGTGCATCCCGTGCGCGTCGGACGCCTCGATGGCGTTGGCCGCCGGGAACGAGGACAGCCCCGCCGCGATGGCGTTGTTGCTGCGCGGCTCGACCTTGACGTTGTACGGCGGGTCGGTGTTCACCAGGTGGATCGGCTGGCCGCCCAGGAGGATGTCGAGATCGGTGGCGCTGGCCGAGTCCCCGCACATCAGGCGGTGTTCGCCCAGGGCGTAGACCTCGCCGCGACGGCTCATCGCTTCGTCGGGCGGTTCCGGCACGGCGTCGGGATTGGTCTGGCCATCGGTCACGGTGTCGTTGTCGCCGCCCAGCAGACGGGTCAACTCGTCCTCGTCGAAGGCCAGGAGGTCGAGATCGAAGTCGGCGTTCTGCAGGTCGGCGATCTCGATGCGGAGCTGGTCGAAGTCCCACTCTGCCAGCTCGGCCGTCTTGTTGTCCGCGATCCGGTAGGCCTTGACCTGCTCGGGCGTGAGGTCGGTGGCAACATGCACCGGCACCTTGGCGAGCTGCAGCTTCTTCGCCGCCTTCCAGCGGGTGTGCCCGCAGACGATCACGCCGTCCGGGCCGATGACGATGGGGACGCGGAAGCCAAACTCTTTGATGCTGGCCGCCACCGCGTCCACGGCGGCGTCGTTCAGGCGGGGGTTCTTCTCGTAGGGCGTGATGCTGTCGATATCGCGCAGTTCGATCTGCATAGTTGGCGGTCTCCGGTGTGGTTCTCAAGATGGTCGGGCGCTTGAGCGCGCCCTACTGATCTTATTCACCGCCGACCGGCCAACTGGCGGGGGATCGGGCTCGTTTCCCGTTTTCGGCGCGACCAAACAAACTGTGCTTAGTAAGGGAGCTGGTTCCCGCGCGCAGCCGGGCCTGCTTCGCCCGGAAGTACCTATTGCCTCGGCCTGCCCCCTGGCCTGCCGCCCCGGCCCAGCCTGCCCGGCGCGCGTTGTCCCCCCGTCCCCAAGGTGGGGAAATACACGGGGCGTTCCAACGCCCGTGTATTCCCCCCTTTAGGGGGGAGGGAGTGTCAGTTCCGCCCGCAGTTCCGCATTGGAAAGTCGCAAGTGACTATTTGCAAGCGTGTTGCGGAACGGCAGTCAGCGGAACTGACACGGCGATTGATCCATGTTTCACTTCCGCGCGCCAGTTCCGCAAGTGCTCCGCGCAACACGCTGAAAAGTAATGAGTTGTGGATTTCAAGTTCCGAAAGTGCCCGGAACTGAAACGGAACTGGTTCCGCCGAGTTCCGTTTCAGTTCCGCGTTACTTGAACTCAGTTGGTTTGGTGCGACCTTCCCAATGTCCAAGCCACGTGCGTTGCGCCAGTATCACCAGCATCATCTCGTTGGAGTGTCGAGACAGGGGGTTCTCTGTGAACAAGAGTGAGGCCGAACAGATCGCTCGGGTGCTTGGGCAGTATCACGATGCTTTTGCGTTCCTGGCAGAGGCTTTCCTGAGCGGAAACCAGGACCAGACGGTCAAGGACATTCTGGCCAAGCTCAAGCTGGGGCCCAATGCCGCACTCAGCGTCTTCGGCTTCGCTGCCGTTGCGTTCATCTTCTCAAACGACTGCGTCGCAAAGTCACTCAAGTGCGCGGAGCGTCTCATCGCGTCGCGAAGCCTCAATACTCTCGGCGTGATCCAGAACGATATCGATACGGGCAAAGGCGAATCGGCTCAGGGCGCGTGTTTGCGGCACCTGAGGAATTGCTTTGCGCACGGGAGGTTCCAGTTGAGGCTCCGCGGCAAGACACTCTGGGTAAGCATGAGGGATCAGAATGCCGCAGGAAAGCAGACATTCGAAGCAGACTGCAAGGCGGAGCAGGTAATCCGAGTAGCGGAGAAGACACTTATCAAGGCCTATAAGATTGTGGCCGCAAGGGCCACATGACACGACCGATGCAAAGTCGCCTGAGCAGTCTTTCCGGAATGGGTGATGTCACCTACTCACCTGCGTCGTTGCCTTTCGTAGCAAACTCGCGCCATGCCTGCTCGAGGTAATGCTCGGGGTGCCGGTAGCCTTCCGGGAGCGCTGACAGGTTGTGGAGCAGGCCCCAGACCGTGAGGTAGTCCACCTGGCAGAGATAAACACGCTCGCACGACCAAGTCATGGACGTGATGGCCAGCCGCAGACTGTCGAGGATCTCCCCGAAGGCATGGGTCAATCCCTCGGCATCGTCCGTCCGGTAGGCGACGTCCATCGACTTCAGGTACACGAACCTGCTGTCCGGCGAGAACATCGTCGGGATCTTCACCCGGTTCCCCTCCATCCCGCGAAGCACGGCGTTGTACGGCGTGCGCTCCAGGTGCCCGTCCCAGTCGAATCCGGTCTTGTGTGTCATCGCGATCATCTCCTGTTCAGTTTGGGGTCTGTGTCTCAGGGGTGCCGTCAAGTTGCTGCCGGACCTGCCGGACATAGCGCTCGGTCACGCCGGTGCGTTCGGCAATGGCAGCGATACCGAGCCCGAGACTGTTCACCAGCAGGGCCGCCACCCACTGCGCCTTGTCGCCCGTCAGTCCGCTGCGGGCCTTGACGTACTTCAGGTAGGCCCCGTCGGCCTTGATCTTCTCGACGAGTCCTTTCTCGCGGGCCAGAGCGAGCATGTCCTCGGCGGCCCGCTTGGTCATGCCGTGCGTCTGCTGGGCCGCGTAGACCACCGCCCGTTCCGAACACGGGTCCTGGTTGCCGACGCAGGTCTCGACGAACACATCGAGCGGCGGCGATGGCTTCTTCGCGGGCTGGGCCTTGGCCGTGCCCATCAGGGCGCTGGTATCAACCTCGGCAACGGGGATGAACAGCGGCCATGTCCACTGCAACGCAATGGGCTCGGTCGGCGGCCAACTGCGGGCAGCGGCCTCGAGGACAACCAGGTTCTCCTCCTCGTGCTGGCGCAGGCAGGCGTGGGTGTCGACTGCCCGGGACTGGCTGCCTGCGCCCGCGCCGACATCGGTCAGGAACTTCCCGGACTGGTTCCCTTTGCTGGTGTGGTGGATCAGCACGAAGGCACACCCGAGGCGCATGGCGTAGAGATCGATGAGGTTGTAGAGGTTCGCGATGGCCCCGTTGTCGTTCTCGTCGGTGCCCGACGGCAGTGCCCGGTAGAAGGCGTCGATGATGACCAGTTTGAAGGCCCCCGGAGGGTAGGCGGCGAAGAGCGTGCCGAGGCGGTTGAGGTCGGCCAGGCGACCGCGCAGGCTGACCGTGGTCAGTTGGTGGCTGAAGAGGTGTGCGGGTACGCCCATGGCCTCCGCCACCCGGTGATAGCGGAAGGTGCTGGTGTTGGCGTGCAGTTCGTTGTCAATGTGCAGCACGGGACCCTGCTCGACCGGGAAACCCAGCCAGTCCAGGCCGGATGCGACGGAGATGGCAAGGGCCGATGCCATCCAGGACTTGCCGATCTTGGGCGAGGCGATGAGGTTCATGGTCTCGCCTTCGCGCAGCAGCCCGTGGATCACCGGCGGATTGAGGCTGAAGTCTTCGGCGAAGCGTTCGGCGAGGGTTCTCGGCTGAAAGATGTCGAATGGCGTCGGGCTCTCTGAACTGTCGGCACTGTCCGACCGAGAATCCCCACATGTCGGCGTGGTGGCCGACATCTCTGCATTGTCGGCGTTCTCGGCGCGCTGTGCGCCGCACATTGCCATGATGCCGGAGATGTCCACGTCATCGGTCGGAGATTCCGCACCGTAGCCGTTCTCGGCCAGAGATGCGGACGCGGCCGCATAGTCGCCGTCATGTTCGAGCATGGCGTAGACCGCAAACAGAGAATAGCCCTGGTTCGCCTCGAACGGCGGGGCGGCGGAGCTGAACACGTAGAAGGTCCGTCCGTCGAAGGTGGCGGAATGGTTGCCGGTGGTCTTGCCGGGTCTGCGCCAGAGCTGGTTGCCGCCGGATTCCCCGATCCGCTGCCAACCGTGGGCATCGAGGATTGGTTCGATCTCGCCGCGCTGGTTGAAGTCGTCGCCGGGACGGTAGCCGGTGGCCGACACGGGCGCACAGGGCGCACTGTGGCGCGTTTCGGGCCGAGGCGCGAGCGTGGCCGCCAACGCCTCGAGCAACGCCACAGAAACGACCTGTGGCGATCCTGGCGCGTCCATGATCTCCGAGGGCCGGTGCGGACGATCCGCCATGTCGTCGCCCTTCCGGTTCCAGGTGCCGGGCAGGCGGCAGATGCGCGACGGGTTTGCCACCGAGAGATCGATATGCACACGCTCGTCGGCGACCGGCTGCAGCGCCTGGATGCAGCGATGCACCAGGCTGCCGTCATCGGCAGGCAGATCGACCCGATAGAGCAGGTAGTAGCCGTTACCGGAGTCCACGATCACCGGCGCTGGCCAGCTCATGGACGACAGTCCCTCACTGACCTCCATCGCTTTCTCGAACGCCAGCTCCTTCTCGGCGTCAGTGGCGCTGATGCCAGCGGGGCGCGCGGGATCGATGTCGATCAGGAGCCAGCGGCGGCAGACGATGTCCGTGTCGCTGGTGGTCTCGTTGCGGCGTGCGGTCTTCAGGCGATTGGCCGACCGCGCCAGGAGCGACGGATTCACCGGGTTCATGGTGACGTAGACGCCCATGGCCGTGGTGATCTCGGCCAGAGTCTGCGGCACGTCGCCGATGTGTTCATAGTCGAAATAGCCCGACTCGATATGGGGACGCCGGAAGCCGGGGCGCTCGGCATCGAGCACCCGGATTTCGAAGACGTCGCCCGGCTGGTAGAGCAGGCGCAGGGCGGAGATGATCGTGTCGTTGTTGTTCATCGCCCGCCCCCTCAGAACGGAATGTCGTCATCGTCGCCCCAGGCCATAGCCGGAGCGGGCTGCGGCTCCTCGTCGCGGCAGTCGTTCCAGCCCGGCTCCGGGTAGTACTCGGGCTTCGGCCCCAGTTCGTAGGCGGTCACCCGGTCGAACTTCTCGCCGGAGACCGCGCGCACGGTGACCCGGCAGGTCGGGGCCAGTGCCCCGTCCTCGGCCAGGCGAACCGCCTCGGCGGCACTGGTCGGCGGCGGCATCATCGACCGTTCTGTCCACCACTGCACGAACTTCTGCCGGGCCCAGCCCGTGTGTTCCGGGCAGACCCATTCGCTGACGTAGTGCTGCCAGCCGGTCCGGTACTCGATGCGCATGGTCTTGGGATGGTCGTCGTCCGCGCCGCGCTTGGTGTGGACCGAGTAGTAGACCGCGTGGACCTCGTAGTCGGTGTCGGTGATCTCGCCGGAGAGGATGGCCGATCCATCGGCCTGCGCCTCGTGGGGCTGCCGGTCCGGCGGCGGGAACGCCGCGCCGCACTCGGGACAGGTCTGGTAGGCCGCATGCACCAGCGCGCCGCAGGACGGACACTCCTTGGCGGGCGCTTCGCCGTCGCCGTTGCCCTGACTGTTGACGCGCACGGCGTCCACGGGCCCATGCCGGAGCACGTTGCCGCCGTAGTCGAGGACCAGGCAGTCGTCCTTGCCGGGATGCAGGCGCGTGCCGCGCCCGACCATCTGGACATAGAGCCCGGTGGACATGGTCGGCCGCAGCAGGACGACGCAGTCGACGTTGGTTGCATCGAAGCCGGTGGTCAGGACGTTGACGTTCGCCAGGAACTTGAGCGGCGGCTTCGGCTCGAAGAGCGTGTCCGGCACCTGCTCGCCCTTGAAGCGCGAGATGGTCTCGGCACGCTCGCCCGACGGGGTGTCGCCGGTGATGACGCCGCATTCCTTCCCCGAGATGCGGGTGATCTCGGTCGCCACGTGCTGGCAGTGCGCCACGCCGGTCGCGAAGATCAGCACCGACTTCCGGTCGCGGGTCAACTCGACGATTTCCTGGCAGGCCGATCGCACCAGGTTGTCCTGGTCCATGGCCGCCTCCATCTCGCTGGCAACGAACTCACCACCGCGCACATGCACACCGGAGAGATCGGCCCGGGCCCGACCGCCGCGCGAACGCAGGCGGCAGAGGTAGCCTTGGACGATCATCTCGCGCAGGCCCGCCTCGTAGCAGACCCGGTTGAGGATGTTCTCCGGGCGGCAGATTTCGCCGCCCTTGAGCCGGTACGGCGTCGCGGTCAGTCCGATCACGCGGACATGCGGATTGATCACCCGCGCCTCTTCGATGAAGGTGCGGTACATGCCCTCGCCGTCGGCGGGGACCAGGTGCGCCTCATCGACGATCACGAGATCGAAGGGCCCCAGTTCGCAGGCCCGGCGGTAGACGGACTGGATGCCCGCCACGAGGACAGGTGTGTCGGTGTCCCGGCGGTTGAGTCCGGCGGAGTAGATGCCGATGCCGATCTCGGGACAGATGCGGCGAATCTTGTCGGCGTTCTGCTCGAGCAGTTCCCTGACGTGCGCCAGGATCAGTACCCGTCCGTTCCACAGCGTCGCCGCGTCGGTGGCGATTTGCCCGAGCACCAGGCTCTTGCCGGTTCCCGTGGGCAGCACGACGCACGGGTTGTCGTCGTTGTGTCGCAGATGCTCGTAGACCGCCGCCACCGCCTCTTCCTGGTAGGGTCGCAGCGTCATCTTCATAGTTGCGCGACCCTCACGATGGCCTTGCCGTCGGGCGGCAGCGGCTCGCCCATGCGGCAGGTGAAATCCCGGATCTGGGAGTCGTCGCCGTAGAGCCCGCCATGCGCCAGCGCGTCCCACAGTCCCTTCTGGGCGTTGTCGAGATCACGGCGGCGGCGGTCGGGCGGGTACAGTTCCAGCTCCATGGTCAGGGGGCCGTCGAGTCTCGTGACGGCCAGGGCGCGCAGAATGGCGCAGACCCGTTCGCGGTAGCGGCGTCCCTGACGGCTGATCAGCGTCCGGGGCCCGACACGGCGATAGTAGTGGTTCACGCTCGGCGGATAGGGAACTTCGATCTCAAACATCGGATGTGCCTCCAGAAATGAAAGGGGGGAACGGGGCGCGGGCCAAGGAGCGAAACCCGGCATCCCCGCTCCCCCCAGGTGGGGTTCGTGGACTCAGCGCTGCCAGGGCGGCGTCGACCGCGTGGCCTGCGGCGCGGGCGCAGACGGCGAGGCACCGGGCATCGGGGCCGGTCGGGAGAAGGCGGCTTCCTTCTTCTCGTAGCCCTTGATCTCGTTGGTGATCTCGTCGGTGTCTTCGCGCTTCTTGCAGGCGACCTTGATCGACAGCGGCAGGTTGTGCAGTTCACAGGAGTCCTGCGGCTGCAGCACGCCGACCGCGCGGCAGATGGCCGACAGCTCGCCCCGGGCGATCTGCACCGCCTGCGGGTTCGGGTTGTCGAGGTTGAGCCGGGCCCAGAGCTTGCGCCCCTTGTACGGCCCCTCGCCGACCTCGAAGGTCAGCTCGAGGAAGTGGCCGTTGCCGGACTTGGTCGGCTTCATCTCCGACTCGGTGATGGCGGCGATGTACTTGCCCGCCGGGATGGGGTCGAAGGACGAGGCGGGGTCCACTTTGCTGGCGTCGAAGTTTCCGAGGTTTGCCATTGTGTGTCTCCTATCTGGTTGGGTTCGTTCAGGCAATCTCTGTCCAGGTGCGACCGGTGTTGATCGCGCCAATGGTTGCGTGGCTCACCCCGAATCGCCGACCGATCTCCCGCTGCGGGATGCCGTCGTTCAGCAGCAGTCTGATCTCGTTGACGATTTCTGGGGTGAGCTTGGGGTTGGTGCGGATGCACCGGGTCCGCTTCCGCTTGTTCCGGTGGTTTTCGGCGACGGTCACGAAACGACAGTTGTCGGGCTCATAGCCCCGGTCGTTGTCGATCCTGTCGATTTGCAGGTCGGGCCGATAGCCGTTGACAACTGCCCACGCGCGGAACGACTCGAAGCACGCCCGCCATTCGGGGCAGACCTCGATCCCGCGTCCGCCATACAAAGCGAAGCACTCATGTCCGGGGTTGTGGCACCTCTGCTTCATGGCGACGTAGGTCGAGTAGAGATGCCCCGTTTCGGCCTGCTTCCGCCGGTACCACGCCTTCCCCATCCGGGAGTTGCACAGCCTGCAGCGGGAAGCCAATCCATCCCGGCGGCCGCGATGCAGGCTGAATGCGGACAGCGGTCGGTTCTGCTGGCAAACGGAACACCTCTTCGTGCAGCTCCGCGTCTGGACCTCTGGAGAACTGGCCATGATCAGTTCTCCTTGTTCTGGTTCTGGTCGAGGTCATCGAGTTCAAAGGTCTGGGGCAGGACGGTCACGGTCAGCTTGTAGGCTGTCCGGCGGCCGCCGCTGACGGCGAACACGAGTCCGTCCTGGCGGGCCTCTTCGAGCAGCGCTTTCAGGCGCGCCGCATAGTCGCGGGCTTTCTCGTCGTGGTTCATCGGGTGGGCTCCTCTGTTTGCGGGAACTGGTGAGCGAGACCGTCGGCCACCGCGCCGGTGAACGACAGCCAGTCGAAGGGGATGGTCTCGGGCATGCCGTAGCGGTTCTTCGCCAGGGCACGCGGGGTTTCCTGGGTGATCAGGACGCGGTTGCCTTCGGCATCCATGCGGGCCAGGCAGACGAAGTCCGACCACTCGACGAACACGTTGAGGTAGCCCTCCGGCAGCTCGGCGGTGGTCTTCTCCGTGGTGATGCCGTCGACATCGGTGATCTCGCTGCGCTTGGCGTGCGCCAGCAGGATCACGGCGATGCCGCGCTGGACGATGCGGTCGAGCTGGGGCAGCAGGATCTGGTAGACGTGGTTCTTCATCACCTGCTTGCCGTTGCCGTAGCCGCCGTGGGAGCGGTTCAGGGTCTGGTCGAGCTTCCCGGTGGAGCCGGAGACGTGTTCTTCCACGCGCCGCAGCAGCCAGTCGATGGAGTCGATCACCAGCGTCTGGTAGGGGTGCTGTTCGCGCTCGATGGCCGTCAGCCACTGGCTGATGTCGGGCCAGGTCGAGAGGTACGGCGTGCGGTTGGCCTGGATCGCGCCCGCGCCGTTCTCGCAGTCGATGATCAGCGAGTCGGTCGCGCTTGCGCCGAAGGTCGTCTTGCCGATCCCGGGCGGACCGTAGACGATGCCCTTCGGGGCCGAGGGCGTGGGTTTGACGAGGATGGTTTCGAGCAGGGACATGGTTTCGTTCTCCTTGGGTTGGGGTTACACGCAGTCGAAGACGCGGACGGTTTCGTAGCCGGTCGGCCAGATGCCGGTCGCCTGGCATTCCTTCAGCCGCTCGATGGCGGCGGCGTTCTCGGCCTCGGCGAAGTCCAGGGCGGACTCGGCGACCAGCCAGACGCCGACCCGGAACGGCTCCTTTTTCTCCACCGCCACGATGTGGACGGGGAAGACGGTGCCGCCTGCCTGTGCGTCGCACGCAGACAGGGAGGCGGCGCGCAGGACGGCGCGGTAGAAGGCCACCTGGTGCAGGTAGCCGTAGCGCCGGGCGTCCGCCTCGAACCAAGTCAGGTCATCGCAGGTCTTGAGATCGACGACGCCGTGATCGGGGTGGAAGTAGTCGGGCCGCACCTGGCAGGGAATGCCGCAGTACTCGGCCCGGCAAACACCCTCGGCCACCCCGCCGGTCAACAGCCCCGGCGCGACCGGGTGTGCATGCACGGCCAGGTGAAGCTGCTCGACGAAGGCGGCATCCTCATCGGCCAGGACGGGTTTGCCCTGGGCATCGGCCCATTCCTGGAAGGCCTTCGTCGCCTTGCCGAACGGCAGCCCGGTCTTGGGGTTGACCGGGCCGCCGACCGCATACTCCGCCTCGAACGCCTCGCGACCTTCGAGGATCAGCGTGTGGGCGGCGCGGCCGAGCAGGTAGGCCGGGGTGTCCTTGTCCTCGATCAGCCCGAGCTGCTTGCGGTGAAACAGCTCCGGACACTTGCGGAAGTCGGCCAGGCGGTGGCTGCTCAGATAGCTGTGCGCCTGGGCGTGGTAGACTTCGGCGTCCTCGCGGATCAGGAAGGTCGGGCGGTTCACGCTTTCACCCCCTTTCCGCAGGCCGCGCAGTCGCCGCAGCTTTTGGCCTTGCCGCTCTTGTCGGGGCGGGCGCACTTGCCGCTGCCGCCATCGGCGGGCGGCTCGGGGCGCTCCCTGGCGGGCTGCGTGATCTGGAAGGCATCGTCGCCGAACTGGCGGATGAGGAACTGGGTGAAGATCAGCACCACCTGGCGGGCGACCTCGTTGTCGCCATCGATGACGCAGGCATGCTTCTCCTCACCGAAGAGGTAGCGCAGCGACAGCCGCACGGCGGGCTGCCCGTGCAGCGCTTCGGCGGCGATGATGGCCAGGACCAGGGAGGTCTCGGCTTCTTCAAGCGGCACATCGGGCTCGAACTGGTAGCGGTAGACGGTCTTGTTCATGGGGATGGTCTCCTGGGTTGCGGGTGACGGACGACGCTTCGGGTCTCCAATGATCTTTTTCACCGCGCCACCCCCGACTGGCGGGATTCCGGGGTGTTTTTCCGCCGTTCGTGCGGGGGATTCCCGTACCCGGCGTCGCGGAACGCCTGGCGGATGGGAGCGATGACGCGGTCGCGGAAAGTCGCCCGGGAGAGGCCGCTCTCGCGGGCCAGTTCGCTCACGCTGCGGCCTTCCATGATGCCAGCGCAGCAGTCGCGCAGGCCGCGCGGCAACCGGGACAGAACGGCGGTCACATCGAGCCGGAGGACGGCCTCGTCGTGGCGGGAGCGCCTGAGCCTGCCGAGGGCGATGTCGATCTCGTCGGCATCGAGGGTGTCGCTCAGGGGGATTTCGCGCCCGTCCTCGTCGCATCCGGCGGGACCGTCGAGCGATTCGGTCTCGCGCTGGTCGGTGCGCTTGCGGCGGGAGAGATCGCGCAGAATGCGCTTCGACTTCCCGTCGACGACGATGCGGGCGAAGGTGCCGAAGGCGCTCCGCTGCGCGTCGTGGCGGGGGAGGTGCTCGAGCAGGTCGAGCGTGAGTTCGGAGACCAGGTCATCGAGGTCGGCGCGGGTGAGTCCGCAGCGGCCCACGAGTCGGCGGGCGGTGACTTCGATACAGGTGACGGCATCTTCTGTGAGTTCGGGTCCTCTGGTATCCATCGTGGATTGCCTCCTTGGCTTGCGGCCGAGGGAGGCGGCGAGGACGCCGGGCCTGGACGGAGTGCGGGCACGAAAAAGCGGAGGGATCGTGACAGCGCCTTCTTCAGGCGGCGTCCTCGATCACCTCCGCTTGTGCGGCCAGTGGTTCGACTGACGTTTGTGGGAACACGAGTTGTCGGCGGGAGCCTGCCCCGGTTACGGCTGCACCACCTCCCCGCCACCGACCGCGAGCGTCGACGGCGACAGTTCGGCCTTCAGCTGGGCCCACATCGCGCGCTGGCGCTGCCAGTCGAGTTCGCGGGCCAGGGGCTGGAGCACCGAGGTGGTGAGCCCGTCCCGACCGCCGTGGGTCTTGGGCAGGAACAGGAGTTCCTCCTGGATGTCCGGGGCGAGCAAGGTCAGGTTGACGATCTGGGTCACCCGCGCCCGGCTGACCTGGCCGAGGCGGGCGATGGTGGCGTAGTCGGCAAGCTGGCCCCGCGCCACCATGTCGTCGAAGTGAATAGCCAGGGCCATCAGCTTGCTGATGCGCGGGGTGCGGCCCGGCGGTCGGGGCGGGGTCGGACCCCGGCGTACCCGTCGGGGCTCTTGGTGCCCTGACGTGATGTGGAGCTTGCGGGTGACGGTCAGGGATTTCATCGGACGGCTGCCTCCTCGGTTTCCCGGCGGTTTCCGGCGGCAAGCGCCACGATGCCGGTGGGGTGGAAGGTGATGGCGACGGACTCCTTGGCCGCGTCATATTCGACGCGGTCGACCAGCAGTCCGAGGATGCGGCGCTGTTCGCCGCTGGACAGGGTGTCCCAGACCGGGTCGAACAGGCGGCAGACCTCGGCGATCTCGGTCTCCCCGAGCGCGGCGGCACGCAGGTCGGCCAGCTTGGTGTGAACCTGCGTCATCTCGCGCGCCAGTTGCGAGGTTCGCTCCTGGACAGCGGCCAGACCGGCCACGGTCGCGGGATCGTCCGGGCGGGCCGCCAGAGCCTGGGCCTGGCGCTGATAGTCGACCAGCTCCTGCCGGAGGAGCCGTTCGCGGCTGGCCAGTTCCCCGGTCTCGCGCTCGCGGAGGCGGTGCGTTTCCTCGACCACCTCGCGCACCAGGTTCGGGTCCTGCCCGATGGCGCGGATTTCCTCGATGACAAAGCGCTCGATTTCGTCGGCGGGCAGCGTCGGGCGCGGGCAATGCCGCCAGCCCCGGCTCTGCGCGTGGTGGCACAGGTAGTAGCGGTAGCGGCGGTTGCCTTTACGGCTGTGGCTGTTGACCATGCCGCAGTCGCAGGCTTTGCAGCGCAGGATGCCCTGCAGGATGGCCTCGCCCCGGATGCGCGTGCCGGGATTGCCGCCGTGACGTCCGTTGCGCCCAAGCTGTTCCTGGACGGCGTTGAAGGTCGCATCATTGACGATGGCGTCGTGCTCGCCGGGGTAGACCTTGCCGTGGTGGCGGACCCGGCCCGTGTAGATCGGGTTGGTCAGCAGCCCGTAGAGGACGTTCTTGGTGAACGGCTTGCCCTGGTGCAGCTTCCCGCCACGCGTGACCCAGGTCTTGTTGGTCCAGCCTCGGCGGTCGAGTTCCTCGATCACCCGCAGCAGGCCGCCCAGTTCGAGGTAGAGCCCGAAGATGGTGCGCACCTGTTCGGCCTCGGCCGGGTTGACCACGATCCGCCCGCCTTCGGGGGCGGCGTCGTAGCCGAGGACCTGGCAGCCGCCGGACCATTTTCCCTGCTGGCGCGCCAGGCTGATCTTGTCGCGCGTGCGTTCGCTGATCACCTCGCGCTCGAACTGGGCGAACGAGAGCAGGATGTTCAGCGTCAGCCTCCCCATGCTGGTGGCCGAGTTGAACGACTGGGTCACCGAGACGAAGGCGACGCCGTGCTCTTCGAAGGCGCTCATGATCCGGGCGAAGTCGAGCAGCGAACGCGAGAGGCGGTCGACTTTGTAGACGACGACCGCGTCGACCGCGCCCGCCTTGACGTCGGTCAGCAGCCGCTGCAGCGCCGGGCGGTCGGTGTTCGCGCCGGTGTAGCCGCCGTCGTCGTAACGCTCGGGCAGGCAGACCCAGCCTTCGCCGGTCTGGCTGGCGATGAAGTTCTCGGCGGCCAGGCGCTGGGCGTCGAGGCTGTTGAAGTCCTGCTCGAGGCCCTCGTCGGTGCTCTTGCGTGTGTAGATCGCGCAGCGGGTGTTGCGTTTCCGTTCGTTCATGCGTCGGCCCTCCGGGTCAGGCCGAAAAAGACCCGCCCGTTCCAGTGGCTGCCGGTGACGGCCCGGGCCACGGCGGTCAGCGACCGGTACAGGTCGCCTTTCCAGCGCACCCCGTTATCGGCGATGGTCACCACGATCTTCTGCCCCTTGTAGAGGCGCTCGAACTGCGCGCCGACCGCCAGTTCGTCATCGGTCTGGCGGAGGGCCTCCGGGGCCGGGCGGGTGACGGTCTCGCCGTCGACGGGCGGTGGCGTGACCGTGTTGCCGCTCCCTGCGGTCGCTCCAGCCTGCGGCTGGCTCTCTCGCTTCGCTCGAGTCGGGGCGGTCAGGCGCAGCTCCGCCTCGTCGGCCAGTTCGATGGCCCGCTGCCGGGCGCGCTCGGTGAGCGCCCCCTGTTCGTTCGCCTGCAAGCGCCAGGCGATGCGCCGGATCAGGCACTCCGCGTGCCGGGTGGTCGTCGTCTCGCCGAACACGCGCTCGTACTTCTCGCGCAGTTCGCCGATTGACAGCCGCTGCATGGCGGCCACTTCCTGATCGATGTCGATGCTCATGGTCTGTCCTCCGGTTGGTTGTTAACGTCCTCACGGACAGTGACATGAGTCGCTGAACAGGGCGCGGATGCAAGGGCGGCCGGAGAACTTTTCGAGAGTTTTTCCGTTAACGTCGGCAACGGCGCGGTACGGGTTCGCAAGCGGACCACGGCGGCGGCCAGAATCCGGGCCACCTCGCGGCGACGCGCCTCGGGCGGCAGCGGCTCGGTATCGGTGCAGCGGGGCATGGCAGGTCTCCTTGATGCTGGGTTGATTGCCCACGGAGACCTGCGCTTGTGCGCCCGGCGGACCGTCCGGCACGGGTTGGCGATTGAACGCACCATTGCGTCAACGCCCCCATTGAATCTTATTCACCGCCGCCGCGCCAACTGGCGGGCGGACAGGCGGGAAAAGTGAACGGACAGCGGCGGATGGTCCGCCGCCGGGGCGTTCTTCGAGGATAAAGCCGGTGGGCAGGCCATCGACGACCTTGAGCACGCGCACCAGGCCGTGACCGACCTGGCGGAACCGCTCGAGCAGGGTCACGACCTTGGCTTTGAGCACGGTGTCGTCCCGGTCGCTGGCCGGGTGGGGCCCGTTGCTGCCGACGATCTGGTAGGCGGGCAGGCAGAGGGTGTCCGCGACGAACTCCGGGAGACCGTCGCGGATGGCCAGCCATTCGATGGTGCCGTAGCGGATGCGCTGCATTTCCTCGACGAGGGCGCGCTGCGCGGGACAGAGGTCTGAGATGCGGGTAACGGTCTTGCTCATGGGATGCTCCTGTTGGTTTCGGGTCGGTGCACTGCGCGCCGCCTTCATGGCATTTCTTCTACGGCGATGCCGCGAACTGGCGGACGACCCGGCAAAAAAGGCGCGGCGACGGCCAGCCCGGGCGCGTCGCCCGGGTCTTCCTCGACGTCGAGATCGAAGGGCAGCCCGTCGATGACCGTGAGCGAGCGGATCAGGCCGTGACGGATTTCGCGCAGGTGCCCGAGCAGCTCGACCACCTCGTCCTTGAGGTAGGCGGTGTCGAGGGCGCTCGCGGGGTGCGGGCGGTTCCTGCCCTTGAGCCTGATCTTGCGCAGCGACTGGGTGAGCCCCGGCTCGAACACCGGCTCGCCGTCGCGTACGAGCAGGCGTTCAATGCAGCCGAAGCGGATGCGCTGCATCTCGGTGACGAGGTGGAACTGGCGGGGCGTGAGATCGGATTTGCGGATTCCCGGTGCCATACGGCGGCCTCCTGTGTGTTCGCCGTGGCGGACTGTCCAACCACGGTCTGGAGGTCCGGGAAATTGCGGAACCGGGCAAAAAGAACGGGGATAGCGGCGGCGCTATCCCCGTGAGATGAATGAGTTGCAACAAACGGACGGTTTTGCGGCGATTATTGCGGCGCGACTTCCCCCTCGAGGATTTCCACGAGTTCGGCCCGGATGCTCTGCCAGTTGCCGGGGTTCTGGTTGATGATCGCCTGCAGGATGTCCCGAAGCAGATCGTCGTGGCTCCGCGCGTCGTTCCCGTCCCGAATGGCAGCGAGCACGTCGCGGATGGTCTCCGGGTTCTCGGCCTGGCCGTCGATCTCGGTGCCGAGCAGCGAATCGTCCAGCCGCACCTTGATCTTACGCAGCGACTTCTTGCGCCACTCGACCATGCGGTGCATCCGCCGGTAATCGGGTCCGCGCACCAGCCACGAGTCCACCCGGTCGTAGAACGTCCGCTGCGGAACGCCCAGGCACTGCGCCGCCTTGTTCCGGTTCCCGGCCAGCATCACGGCGGCGAAGGCCCGGAAGTCATCCGCCTCGATGCGCGTGGCGAACTGCAGGATGCCGCCCTTGGCCAGCTCGCGCAGTTCCGCGTTCTCCTGCCGGAGTTCGTATTCGTTCTTCGCGATGGCCGTGGTGGTCTGCAGGACAGCGTCGACGTTTCTGCCCACTGCCGCGACGGCGGCGGGCAAGGGGGCGGTGTGGTCCATGATCCGGCGAACGTCCGAGTGGAGGGCCTCGATGGCGGGCGATGGCATGGTCTTGGTGCCGTCCTGGCGCGCCGAGGTGCGGCACTCGGCCAGTTGCACGCGGACGATGTCGGCGTCGAAGCACAGGGCACCATCCCGCAGACGGACGAGGTGGCGGACCTCGAAGACGCGCTCGGACACGACCCCGAGGTCATCCCTCGGCCTTGTCCCGAGGAGAAAGAGGACCGACGCTTGGTCGCCTACAAGGCGCGGACGCAGGTCGGCGGTAAGCCGCCGGACCAGCCAAACATCATGCAGTTGTCCGGCGACGACGACACACCCGAGGTCCCACACCCGTCCGGGAACGGTCTCCCGGCAGCCGCCCCTGGTGTCCAGGGACTCGACGATCAGTCCGGCGACGGCACCGTACCGGGGCGTCCACTGGCGCAGCCGCTCGGGGTCGACCTCGATGCGCCCGTTCTCCGGGCAACAGATGAAGAGCTGGGTGACGCCGTTCGGGCGGGTCACGGCGTCCACTTCCTCGACGTGGCCCTCGGCGCAGGCGTCGCAGACGACGCTGTGCGCGCTCCGGTACGGTGCGAGGAGGTCGGCCGTGCGCAACGCATCGCGCGTCGCGCGCGGCATCCTCACAAGATCATCGTGGGACACGACCGGGTCGGCGAGCTGGGCCATGTCCCAGAACAGTGCAAGCGGGTCAGGCGGCTTCAATGCCCCACCTCCTGAGGTACTTCTCGCCCAGTTCGCGGAGTTCGTCGCTCTTCCCCTTCAGGTTGCAGGACTTCGGCCCGACCTCGAAGGTGAGCTTCCGGACTCGGCCGCGCCCGGCCAGCTTCATGGTGATGGTGGCCCGCTCGACGCGCAGCAACGACAGCGGCAGGTTGTCCTGGTTGATCTCGTTCTCCAGCGAGTCGTACATGGCATCGGGACCGCTGTCGTCCAGCCGGGAAACCATGAACTGCTTGCGCGGGTTGCCGAGAACGGAGAGTCGCAGCCGCCGCACGGCCACCTCCGTGATGCCGTCCTCCGGGTCGGTCGGGAAGGCGAAGCCGCGCATCTTGAGGTCGTCCACGCGGTAGGGGGTCTCGTCCGGGTCTTCGGGATCGAGGGCGACGCCGAGCACCGTGTCGGCGAAGATCTCCTGCAGGGGGCGGACCACCTTGTGGCCGCCGCGCGCGTACATGTCCAGCGTCCCGGCACTGCGGTCGAAAGCATAGACCACCTCGAAGGCGTGGCGGCGCTTCTCGCGCACGAGCTGTTCGTCATCGTTCCAGGTGACGGTCGTGTCCGGGTAGTCGCTGAGGTAGACGAAGAAGTAGTCCAGATCCTGGGTCCGCCGGAACCGCTCGACCCGCGACAACCGGCCTCGACCTTCGGCCTGGACGAAGAAGGCCGAGATGGCTTGGCCGAGCCGTTCCGCCGTGGCGGCGGAGATGTCGGGCGGTTGCTTGGGCAGGCTGTTCCGTTTCTCCCAGTAGCGGGGCGGCAGGCGGTCGGCGTGGGCAAAGGTCACGGCATCCTGCCAGACATCCGGGCGGTGCAGCAATGCCCACATGGCCTTGTCGTAGCGGCTCTCGTGCCGTTCCAGGTCCTCGGCGATGGGCCGGTCATGGGACCGCCCGGTTTCCACCAGGGCCCGGATGCCGTCTTCCGAGGCCATGGCGTGGACATCCTGCATGTCGAGTTCGATCTCGCGCCGTGCCCGTTCGGGCAGGTGCAGAAACTCGTCATAGATTCCTTGGACTTGGGTCTCGGTGATCTCGTCCCAGGCGACGGTGAGGTGATGTCCCTTGCCCTCGATGAACTCCTTGAGCAGGGCGTTGCTGACCTGACGCAGCACGGTTTTGGGGTTGTAGTGAGCCAAAGGATTCCTTTCTCGGTGAGTAGGGGTTGGGGGTAATGCCCGGGCCGGACTCCGTGCCCGACCCGGGGTCGGAACTCAGTGTTTCGTGTCCTTCGGCGGACACGGGTCCGCCCCGTAACTGTCGCGGTCGCGGATCTGGCCGTTGGGCCGGTGGATCACCACCTCGCTCTGCTGGCGAATGGCGATGTCGCGGGCGCGTGCCGCCGCGTCCTGTTGCGTCGAATGGGTCGACGTCACCCGGGTGCTGCCCGCGCCGCGAACGGCCCAGCCGTCGCCGTGCGGGACCACGTGTTGGTTCTTGCCCAT